TTCGCTCGACGGCGACGGAAAAGATGACCGAGGGCAAGGTGGACGCGCTGGCCCGGACGCATCCGACGTACCTCTCCTTCCTCGACGCGATGGAGGAGGGCCGCGCCAAGTGGCTGGTCACGGAGACCGCCATCCAGTCCATCACAGACCGCATCAATCGTGGGAATCACCTCACCCGCTACGCCGCCTCGGAGCCACGATGAAACACTTCCCGGATGAGACCGAACTCTACTTGCAACGCAAGCGCACGGCGGTGGACTTTGGCTTGTTTGCCGTCGAGCAACAGAAGGCCCGCCTGACCGATCCCGAGACCAGCCATCGTGCCGCCAAGCAGGTCGCGCCCAAGTCGGGGACGGCCAAGGCAAAACTGCTTGCGGCTCACCGCGCCAATCCCGATGGCCTAACCGACCGGGAGGCTGCGGAACTGGCGGGGCTGGATTTGCGCTCCGAGTATGCCACCCGTTGTTCCGAACTGGCTCGGATGGGCTGGCTTACGAACACGGCGACCAGCCGCCCGGACCCTGACACGCGCACCGACCGAATGGTTCGGCGCATTACTGACCTTGGAATGGAGGTGGCCCGTGGCCGGTGACTTTGACCTTGCCGATGGCGATTGGGAAAACAGCGGCGTGGATGATTTTTACCGCCACCACGCCAAAGTCTGCCGCTACTGCGGGGACGATGTGGACGATGAGGGCACAACCTGCGCGTCTTGCCGCGCCCAACCCACGAGGCTCAACGATGCAGATTGATTTGACCACCACCGCCGAAACCGAGGCCTTTGACGCTTTGGTTACCAATCGCTGGACGTTGGAGTGCGAGACCGAGACCAAGTGGCGCATCTGGATTGAGGAGTTCCGTGGCTATGCGGAGGGCGACACGCCGCTCAAGGCTATCCAGATGGCGGTGCGGTGCCTGACGTGGTGGGCCGACCACGGAGCGACCGATGCCGATTGACGAAATCGAAGCACGACTGGCGGCGATGACGTGGCAGGACCGCGTACAGGCCAAGCAGGAACCGACCGCCTTGACGCTGCCGACACAGTACCGAGGCAACCGCGTGATTTCGCGGTTCTACCCGGAGCATTGGGCCAAGGTGCAGGTGGCGCGGTGGACTACCGCTCGGTACGGGGCGTCCGATGTGGCCTGACGATCCCGTGAATCACCCCGCGCATTACACGGCGGGGAGCATCGAGTGTATTGCGGCTATCCGCGCCGCGCTGGGAGACAAGGGGTTTGTGGCCTACTGCCGTGGCAACGCCATCAAGTACCTGTGGCGCGTGGATCGGAAGTGGGACGGCGAACAAGACCTTCGCAAGGCGGCGTGGTATGCGGAACGGGCTGCCGAAGTCCTCAAGGAACTGCGAACCCCAGCCAAGGTGGGGGAAGGGCGGTGAAGCGCACCCCGATGAAGCGCAAGACCAAGCTGGTCAGCAAGACCAAGCCCAAGGCCAAGAAGCGGACCACGGCTGACTTCGCTCGCGTGTATGGGTCCAAGGCTCGGGTCGAGTGGATGCGGGCACAACCGTGCGTAGCCTGTGGGCAGGGGCCGTGCGAGACGGCGCATACCAAGTCCGGCGGGGTGGGCCGAAAGGCCGACTACCACGATACGGTTCCGCTCTGCTCGCCTTGCCACCGGCTCCAACACGCGAAGGGGTGGGGATCGCTGGGCCTTCCTGTGTCCAAGCTCCCGTACCTCGCCTACGTGACGCAGTTTCGCTGGGCGCAAACCCAACCAGCGGGGGCCGATGAAAGTCAGCCTTGAGCTTCCCGAGCCGCCCTCGACCAACCGCTACTGGCGGGTCGGTCGGGGCCGGACCTACCTGTCCCCGGAGGCGCAGGGGTACAAGGCGGCGGTCCTGCTGCGGGCGACCAAAGCGGGCTACCGGCTGGGGGGTCTCTTTCCCTTTCCGGCTGGGAAGCCTATAATCGTCACCCTTGACTGGTTCCGGTCCCGCCGGTCTGGGGACTTGGATAACCGCGCCAAGGTCGCCTTGGATGCCCTGAACCGCGTCCTGTGGGCCGACGACGACCAGATTGTGGAGTTGCACCTGTACCGGCACGACCGCCCCAAGCACGGGGCATTACTCATCACCGTAGAGGATTGGAAGCAATGACGCAGACCCCGTGGATGTCCGTCTCTGACGCTGCCCGCGCCATCGGCATCTCCCGCCAAGCCGTCCACCAGCGCATCAAGGCCGGGACCATTGAGGCCCGACAGGAGCCGACCAGCCGCACCGCCCGTGGGTATTTCTGGGCCGTCAGCCCCGAGGCCGTGGCCGACCTCCGGGCCGCTCGAGTTGCATATGCAGGGGATATGCAGTCCCCGGCCACGGAGCCGGTGCCCGTTTGACCTTGTGGGATGGGGGGGGTTGACAGCCGACAAGCCACCCCCTATCCTTCACGGGTCGGCAATGACGCCGACCTCCCATCGGAGACCAAGCTATGCGCGAGATTTACAAGCAACACGAGAACGGGCGGCACGGGCACATCCGGCAGTACGAGGACCGCTGGCTGCTTCAGGTTTACGCTTCGGAGTCCCGCAAGCGTGGCGAGCCGATGGTTCAGCAGTTCTTCTTCGACACTTTGCAGGACGCCCGCTATACCCTCCGGCGCGAGTTGGCAAAGTAATTGCCACCACATCGGGCCGCGTGGTGCGGCCCTTCCCATATCAGGAGACCAACGCAATGCAACGTCAGGAACGGATTGCCCGTCAGATGGTCGTCAAGTACGGAACGACCACGGCCCGCATCAAGGCTGGAAGCCGTGCCGCTCGTGCGCTGTACATCGCCCCAGCCATCGAACGGCGCACAATCACCGAGTCCGATGTGTTCAAGTGGACGTTCTGGCATTGCGTCTCGGCCTCGCTCAACAAGCTTGAACGGACGGCCCACTAATGCGCGACCCCCTTTCTGCCGGGGAGTTCCGGCTGGTCGGCCTGACCGTGTTCGCCATCGGTCTCGCTGCCATCTGGTTTCTTTCGCGGATTACGCGATGAACTGGCACCTGCTTGCCCACGACGGGACGATCAAGCGCACGGTGACCGCGCCTGACAAGCCGACCGCCCAGCGGCTCCTCGGCCCCGGCCCCGTCGTCTCTGCCGCGTCCTACCGCTTGGATCGCCGCTTCATCCCACCCACGCCGCCGCCTGAAGCTCGGCCCGAGCGGGAAAAGGAGATTCCGCGCACGTCCGTCCGGCCCGAGGGGTACCTGACCACCAGCGAGATCGCCCATAAACTCGGCACCAAGGAGTCCCAAGTCCGGCGATACGGGGAACAACTCATCACCGCCCCGTTGATGCTGAACGAGGACAACACGCGACGC